CCCTTCAATGTGATATTCTTAGATGAATGCGACAACCTGACACAAGAAGCACAGTCGGCTCTAAGACGCATCATGGAGAAATACAAGAACACCCGATTTATTTTATCCGGTAACTACCCGCACAAAATAATTAGTCCGGTGCTTGACAGGTGCGCTATTTCTAATACCAGATTTAAACCAATCAATGAAGAGGACATGACAACCTATCTTGATTCATTGGGCTTCAATATTGGCTACAAAGCATTACTAATGATTAGTGAAGCGTCAAGTGGTTCTATGAGAAAGGCTCTCAATATTCTTTGGACTTTGACCCGTATTCCCACAGAGGTTAAGGAGGAAGATGTTGAAGAATATATTTCAACATTAAATCCAATACAAGCAAAATATATGCTTGGAAAAATTATTCAATGTCATAAGAATAAAGATAAGGTTCACCAACTAAGTATGGAGTTAGATAGGTCTATTGATGATTTAGCAGGGCGAGGTATGAGCGGTGGAGAAATCCTACATTCAATTTACAACCTGACAACAGACGAAGATGACCCAATGCCCCGTGCGCTAAAGGAAGATATTTTGAAATCACTTGGCGAGGGATTATACTACGCATCAGTTTCACAAGATGATATACTGGCAGTCAAATGTTGGTGGCGAAAGGTGATGATAGAATGAATTATTGGGATATGACTATCGAATTGTTAGACATAACTCTAATGCTGTTCATTATTGCTTATGTGTCCGGTATTATCATCTTTGGTCTTATAGCGGCTCACAATACAGTTGTCGGTGTTATGGATAAGTTTTCACCAAGACACCCCATAATAATTTATCAAAGACATGAAGATGGAAGGGAGGAATATAAATGAATGAAGTTATACTAACAGTATGCTCAACTAAGGTTGAGGCAAATAACATGAAGCGAGAAATTGAACACCACTTAGGAATTGATTGTTGGATTCAACGGTCTTTTTGGGATAAAGTCTTTGGCAAGTATAAAATTGTCAGCGATAATCATTGGGGTGAAAAGAATGACTAATGCACACCAGACAGACGATAATCCACGCATCTTAGAACTCATCAAGACTGCTATGGCGAAGGGAGTAAAAGAATACGGTCACGGTCTTAGACATGGCGACGATACGACCCAATGGGGAACGGAAGATGACTCTTGGGTTGAAATGGCTTTGGAAGAGGCACTTGACTTGTCAGTTTATTTGGCTACACAACTCATTCGCATTGAAGAAGCAAGAAAGCGTAATAAATAGGTGGGCGCAGGTTGAGATGCCATGCGTGAACCACTATTGATTGTTGATGTTGCCGCAGTCGGTGATACTAAAGACTGGGCGACGGTGTTGAGGGTCAAGAAGCGGGATGGTTCAAGTCATGTTGTTAGGATTGTTGGTTGTCAGCCTAAGTTTTGGACTGCAAAGCCTAAAAATTATCATCCTCCACTTACGAATCTTCCTTGCATCAAGTCCATTAAGCCGAGTGATAAAACTACTATTCAAGACGAACCTCTAATGGAGGTTTGTGTCAATTCACCATTTGAGATAAGAGAAGTTAGAGATTATTTTTATCCTCACTATTCGGCTGATGCCGCTTGGTCATCTTTGGTTAGATGGATTTACGGTTGGGAAGCAGTTATTGAAATTGATAATACAAAAGACTGGAACAACCTAAGACCAATCAATATTCACAAATCCGATGTTCCGGCAAGCGACTTCAACCTTGACTTATGGTATTGGGATATTGAAACAGAGGATTGTTTAGATACAGAGAATCCAACTGGCCGAGTTGTTTCTATTGCATTTTACGATGAGAAAACTGGAATACATGAAATTGGAACTTGCTCGCCAACTTCCGAGAGGATGGTTAGAAGGTTTATGTCCTCACAAGAAGCGTTACATTCAGTTGTTGAACATACTAAACCAATCGAGCCTATTGATGCCGATAAGATATTTGTTAAAAGTTTTGATAATCCAGACCTTGATGCCAGAGAAGCCGAACTTTTCCGATGGTTTCATTCAAGATTGAATCACTACAACCCCGATGTAATAGCAGGTCAAAATATCAAAGGCTACGATATACCCTATATGTATAACAGGGCTAAGATTCTCAAAAGACAAGGACTCAAAGTACCTAACCTAACCTACCTCAAACGCCTACCACAGTTTGATACTAAGATAGCCTACGCTGAACAAGTGCAAGGAACTGCGGCTACAACAGGTGCGGCTTCATTGTCTTGGATGGCAACTAATACACTTGGTTATGGTAAAGTGCCGAGAAACAGAATAACTGACTTGATGGTAAAAGACCCAATGATGTTAGCCGTCTATAACGCATGGGATAATGTTGTAGCGGCACGATGTATGGAAGTCTTAGATTTACTCCCGTTCTATATTATGAAAACTGCGTATCACAATAGCACCCTACACAAGAGCCACAGTAATATGATGTTGGTTGAAGATATGATGGGTCATTTGCTATGGAGTCAAGATATTATCATGCCTTCCGCTAAAGTGGTCGCTGACAATATGCCTGACGGAGGTATTGAGCAAGGTGGGTTTGTTATGGAAGCACCTATCGGAGTTTGGAGAAATGCGTTTGAGATAGACAACTCAATGGAATATCCATCAGCAATTATTACAGGTAATTTTTCACCCGACACCAAAGTAAATCCGGCTGACTATCCCAACGGCTATCCATTTCCTATAACTAAAACTCAAGGCGGAAGAATATACCGCAGGGATATAGTCGGTATCATGCCAACCGTTCTTAGAGAACTTGCATCAGCCAGACAAGAACTCAAATCGCAGATGAAAACAGAGAAAGACCCTAAGCGGCTTATGATTTTAGATAGGCAACAGAGAGTTATGAAAGAAAATATGAACTCTTGGTATGGAGTATTGGGGTCGGGAAGAACTGAAAAAACAAAAAACAGACCATTTAGACTGGCTGACCCCGAAATTGGCTCGGATATTACCGATACTGCCCGACGACATAACGACTGGAACAAGAATTATATCAACAAAAGAACGCTATGGTTCTGTAAAGAAGGAGTATATACCCACAAAGACTATATACCCCCATCTCATGAGGGTATGGAAGTCCGGTTCACGACGCTATATCAGGACACCGACTCATGTAAGGTAGCAATATCCAACCACGATGAGATAGAAAACAAGATTAGACCGTTCACAGAGCGAGATATTATGGATATGGCGGAGATACTTTGTAATGAATTGAATGTATCTTTTGATGATTTTGTCAAAGAATGCCTAAATGTGGATAAAAATGAGTTTTTCAATATCAAACCCGACGCATATTACAAGAGATATTTCCAATGGGGAGTCAAAAAGAGGTATGCTTACCTCGATTATAACGATAAGCACGGCTTTAGAGGCGTTGAAATGAGGCGGTCATCAACACCGGAGGTAGTAAAAACGGTTCAACAAGAGATGTTTAGTGCTATCTTAGATGGGGCAGATAGAACAGAGATAGGTAAATTACTAAGAAAACAAGTTGAGGATATGAAGAACCCTGACATAACCCCCTCTATGGCCTTCGGACAACCATACGGTATCAAGAAAAAAGGCACATTCGCCTACAATGCGGCCATGTGGAGTAATGAAAACCTTGACACAGAGTTTGATTTAGGCGATAAGCCATGTATTTACTTCGCTAAGTCAAGTAAGAAACCACTTCCAAGTAATCGAAGAGTAGCAATAGAATGGGGAGATTCACCGGATGACTACGATGTAGTTATTGATAGAGATATGTCAATACAAACTATGTTTGCTGATAGTAATTCATTTGCCGCTATACTGGGGGCGTTAGGCACTAACTGGCAACGATGTATGTCGGGTGTTGGTGTGTCATCTATGGGAGAATGGTTTTCATGACCGCTATGAATAGTGAAAGACGAATATACAGAACTCTTAGAGATGAATGCCACTTTACACATGAGATGATTAGAGAAATTACAAAAATAATCCCCAGTCCAAGATGGGTTGATGTTTTGAAGGCTGAAAAAAGAATATTGAAAGATTCATGCGAACCCATTGTTGAGCAACTTGGAGTTATGTGTATTAGAGATACAGTTGAAGATACCATAGCGGCCATTGAAACAAATACCAAAGACCTATCGTATGCAATAACCTCAATGGTTGTTTCATGGGTTGTAAGTTGTCAAAACTATTCCCCAGATGAGAAAACTAAACTTTGGAATGCTCAACGGTCTAAGAAAAGTCAAGAACGGAAATATGCCCGTGAAGAATGGCAAACCCGCTTACTGAAAACCTATTTGATAGTGAAAGGTTTGCTACCTCCCGATTTGATATAGACAAACTGTTATATAGGTGGGCTACCTACCATTGTCTATACCGCACCGGAAACAGGAGGACAGACCGAACACAGATAACTTAACATTGTGAAAACTGTTATATAGGTGTGGTGTATAGGACAAAATAACCCCAAGAAAAATAAGGAAGGAATTAAGATGAGAACGACAATAGAAATAATGAAGCAAGTTGTAAGAGATAATGGCGGAAATATTAGCGAAGAGGATTACCTCAAGGCTATACAAGAAGCGTGCATAGCGGAAGGAAGAGATAGTAGCATAACTTCACTAAAGAGTAATGCTTTCTCTGCAAACAGAATGCACAAAGCAGGTATAGTTAGAGTTTCCATTGGTAAAGATAAGCAAGTATGGGAAATTGAAGCAATTAAAGCAACCCTTGAAGGTCGCAGAGTTGAATCAACCCCTGCACCAGTTGCACATCAATATGTTGAAGCACCAAAGGCTATTACACCAAAGGCTATTACACCAAAGGCTACGCCTCAAGGTGGAGTATTTTACGGCATACCAAAGCGACACCCTGACGAGTTTGAGGCTCATGTTCAAACCATGATACCAACTCCAAGAGGCTTTGTTGAGTCCGATAGACAAGAGTTTAGACTAATGGCTATGTGCTACCAAGAAACTTTGAAAGGCAACTCCCCTAATTCTCACATGATTTTAGAAGGACCGAAAGGTTGCGGCAAGTCTATGTTGGCTCAAGATTTTTACGGCCACATCAACACACCACTTCTTCAAATTAATATGTCCGATGGTATTACAGAGGACACATTTATTGGCTCAAGAACCATTGTTGATGGTGATGTAGTATTCCAAGATGGAGTCCTAACTCTTGCTATGGAGTATGGACTCGGACTTCTTGCTGATGAATTGAATGCGGCAAGAGAGGCTTGTCTAATTGCTACACATGCCGCTATGGATAGAGGCACTTTGGTTATTGGTGAAGATAACAACAGAGTAGTCAAGGCTAAGAATGGTTTTCAAATTATTGCTACCATGAACCCACCGGAAGATTATGCCGGTGTCAATGCTATGAACCAAGCAACCAAAGACCGTTTTACTATGAACCTGACATTCGACTACCTCAAAGAGGATAAAGAAGTTGAAGTTGTCATTGGTCAAAGTGGCTTTGATGATGAAGATACTATTAGAGGCATGGTCAAGGTCGCCAATGACTTGAGGCAACTCAAGAAAGAAGGCTTGCTTGAAACCGATACTTCAACAAGAACACTTGTTCAAATGTTTGGATTGATGAGTCAATTGTCCTTGAATGAGGCTATTGAATACTCTATGCTTGGCAAATACAATGCCGATGAGCGACCACACATTGAAGCGGCTTGCAGAGCGAGGCTTGCAGATTATTGAGGCTCATACCCGTTGCTAAATGGGGTTTTAGAGAGGGGGAGAGCAACGGGGTTCTCCTGACTCCCCCTCTCACTTATTCCCTTAATATAGGTGGATATTCACCTAAGCAATATGACCGATAAAAGGATAGACCAGTTAGAAGCAAGGATAGAAGCATTAGAGGATTTGATAGTGAACATAAGAAAAGCACTTGACCCTAACAAGCGATACAAAGACTATGCTCAAAAGAAACTGAATGATATTTATGCTGAATCCAACTCGACACATAATTAAGTCTGTATTAACACCCTTAGAAGCGTGGTTAAACGCCCCTTCTAAGCCTTTGATTGTGTATGGGTATAGTGGAGTAGGCAAGACTGAAATTATCAGATTCTTGGCCTCTAAATACAACATAGAAGTTGAAACTACAATGAACCCAATCGCTTGTATTAACAATGCAAGACACCCTTCATTTGATGGTAATTACAGGCTCGCTTTGATTGAGAGTGCTGACTATCTAACAACCTCACAATACAGAGCGATTCTAACAACCGATAATCCACCGCCTTACATTTTAGAATGCCAGTTTCTTGAATCCATACCATACAAACTTAGACAAAAATGTATGATTGTTGAGATACCCAAACCTGCCAAGCGATTCTTGATTGCAGGTCTAACGGAATTGAACCGCCATCTTGGACTCAACAGAGCCGATTCGCTAATTGAAAAAATTAGCGACAAGGCGGAGTCGTGGAGGTTAGCAACCTTTTGTTTAAAGTACGGTATTGAACCCAATAGACTTAGACCAACTGTACCTGACACAAAGCAACCGGAAGTCATTTTGACAGGGGGATATTCACATTCAACTTGCCACCCACTTTCAATTTTACAAATGGCGGTTCACAATAAAGCGAATCCCAGTAAATGCTTAGAGGCACTTAGATTGTATTCTATGGCTTGGGAAATTGATGATTTGTCTAAGGTATCAAGGACTCTATTAGAGCAACTAAGAACTGAAACAACTTTCAAACCACCTTTCACCAAACGCAAACTCAAGGGGTCAAATAAACGCCTATGATTTTCAATAGGCCGAACTGCTTATATAGGTGGTATGCTTAGGACTAATCATGGCAGAGAACCAAACCCCCGCAAACCCAATGTTCGCAACTGATAAGAAAGCGGATATGAATGTATTTAATGAAGCAAGCCGACGCAGAGTAGCAATACACCTAAGCCGTATTGGTAAAGTATTGTCCGGTGAATTAGACGGCAAAGGTAGGTCAATTCAAAAGTTGGATATTAACAACGGCAACCCATGTGCAACCGATGGTAATACTGTATGGCTGTCCTATCCTATTCTTCCTGATGTTCAAACTGCGGCAGAGAACCTTGTTATCAGTGAGGCTATCTTAGCCCATGAAGCGGCAGGTCATCTAAGATACACCAACTTCAACGCATGGAAGAGAATTGCTGATGCAATCAAGAGAGGCGACGACGACAGACTCCTACATGACTTTGTGAACATTGTTGAAGATGCAAGAGTCAATTGGCTATTGGGTCAAGACTTCGCAGGTTCTAAGAAGCGTTTGGACTACACCCAAAGCCGTCTTATGGCTCAACACAAAGCAACTCTTGAAGGTAGAGTCATTGGTGACAATGAAGCCCCTAAACTTGGTGTTATTGCTATTGCTACCGAAGTCATTTTGGCTATTCCTCACTTTGTCAATCACCCACAGGTAAATGCTATGATGGATGAGGCACGCCCACTATTTGCTGATGCTATTGCTTCCCAAGACACTTCAACAGTCATTAAGAAAGCAAGAGTTATCTTGGAAATATACAGAACCCATTTCCCTGCCGACGAAACAAACGGTAGCGAGTATGGGGCTTCATCTTCACCGGAAGGCGAGGCTTTGTTTGCTGACGATATGAGCATGGATAAAATTACAGAGGCCGCTAACAACCAAAGAAAGATGAAGAAAGAAGCGGAGAAAGTTAGAACCAAGAGATTCAAGAAAATGGAAAGGCCAACAGAGGGCAGAGATATGTCCGATGCACCTGACAACAACTCCGATGATGAAGCGGCAAATGCCGTAAATGATGCTCTAAACGGTGCTGACGGGCAAGGAAGCGAGATGGAGGGTGATGAGTCCTCCGACTGCAACGGAGGCGAAGGAAGCGACGGAGAGGGCGAATGCGAGTCCGGTTCTCAAACTGGCGACTCTTCAAGTGCTGACGGTCAAGGTGATGAAGTCTTTGGCGAGTCCGGTGATGAGAGCGTAGGTCAAGGCGAGAGTCAAGACGCTTCTAATGTCGAAGGCGAAGTCATTACCGCCCCTGCTGAAACAGGCGAAAGCGGTTCTTATGGCGTTGGTAATGCTTTGGCTAAAACAGGCGAAGGCACGGCTGATGTTCAAATGATGAGCGAGATGCAAGACATTCTTGATGAGTTAGGCGACATGATTGACTATGAAGTTGAATACATTGAAGAGAACGGTGATATGTTCCAAGATGATTCGGGCGTTGATGGTGGAGGTCGCTTCTATGGTCATGATGTAGTAGTCGGTAAGAAGCATGACGAGTCCACCGACTTTAGCATGAGAACTGACGGATATGCAGTTGTTGAGCGAACCAACAGAGCCGGTATTAAGAGAATTGGTAAAGTCATGAAGAACTTGGTCAAGGGTGCTGATACAAGATTCAACTCCCATAAGAAAAGAGGTCGCCTTGACACCCGTAGGCTATGGGCGCATTCAACCTCCGATAAGGTATTCAAGACTGACAAAATTTCACCAGAATTCAAGGCTAATGTAGTTGTCTTGATTGATGCAAGCGGCTCTATGGGTTGCACTGTGCCAAGTGAGGATAGTAGATACAAGAGCCGTGCTGACTGTGCGGCAGAGGCGGCAATTACTATTTCTTCAACTCTTGAAGATATTGGGGCAACCTATGAGGTTGTTGATTTCTTTTCTCAATATGGCAGAGGTTCTAGGACTCAAGCCCCTAACGGTGAAACCCGAATTACTCAAAGAAAAAGATTTGATGAAACACTAAACTCCAAGACCAAAGCGGCTATTGCTAAGAGTCATGTTGGCCGTGAAAATGCTGACGGCTTTGCTCTAAGATGGGCTATTGACAGAACTGCACACTTTGGTAATGAAGGTGCTAAGAGAATTGTCTTTGTTATTAGCGACGGTTCACCTGCCGGTCCAGCCCCACCACATCATTCTTCCCGTTCTCACTTAGTTAGTGTATTGAAAGAAGCGGAAGATGAAGATGTAATCATTTTCTCTGTTGGTATTGCAGGTATGGACACAAGCCGATACTATGGCAATCACGGCCATGCAAGCGTGTCTAATACCGCTAACTTAGCCCAAGACATTCTCTTGCCATTAAAGGCATGTTTGAAGAAAGCACTACGAGCGTGATACAAAATGAAATACGATACGATAGCAATAAGAATGCAAACTGATGAAGGGCTACCAATAGATATTCCTAACATACAGGAATTGGCTCTGTTGATAGCAACGGAGGTTCACAACCTAATGAAAGAACAAGGCATTGAGGCGGGCTTAGAAGTCCTCTATGGGGGCGTTAAATCTAACACTTGGAATCAAGCCATGAAGGAGGTTGAAGCATGAGTCATTTACCTTTCAAAAGTGCAAGTCAAGTTTTGATTGACGGCATCACCATTCAACACCCACATGCAATTCAATATTTTCAAAAATTGGATAGACCAGAAATTGACAAAGACCACTACAATTCTATCTTGGCTGAAAGGGCATGGTTGCCTAATCCAGTTGTTAGAATAACTGCCCGTGCGCCATTAACTTACAATACTAAAGGAATTACTTTTACAGATGAAGATAACGAGATTTTTTCTTCCGCCCAGTCTTGTGTTGTTGGTTTTTTGTATGAAGAGATTGAAGGTGGATTGAACCAAGAATGGGCTATTGTGTTGAATAGGCCGGTGGACTCAACAGAGGATATTTACTTGTCATTTCTTAGATTATACGATGAAGAAGCGACTAAAACAAATTTTGTTCAAAAGAGAATCGGTAGTGAATCAACAATAATGCACACCTTATATCCAAGTCCAGTTGATGATGATTCAACTCAAGAGTTGTATATGAAAGACTGCGAAGCAAGATTTGTTGAATGGCGGTCATATCACAAACAACTTCAAGGGTCAGATTTTCTTGCCCGACTATTGTATGCAATAGGTCATTACTACAAAGACACCGACAGAGGCTACGATACTTTAGGATATGACTTCAACACATTCTTAGAATCATTTGATTGTGTAATTTCTAATTATGCTCGCAATATCTTAGGCCGGACTCAAGTAATAACATGGAATTTTTCTCCTAACTATTTCTCGGAATCAAGAGTTGAGTCAAGTGGTGGGTATGATTCATCAGGATTAATGAACGGCAAGTGGAAGAATATGCAACCTATTAGGCGACCAAAAATGAAACTAGGAGAACCAGTCGGAGGCGATACGCAGGTGGGCGGGGAGTCTATAAATGTTTCTACACCTATAACCCCAATTCATTTAGATAAAAGACTACCTATTAGAATGAGGCACAACAAAGCAACGGGTGATTATTGGATAAACCAAGTAAGATGCACCGTATGCGGGCAAAGGGTTATAGTGTCGCTTAATGAGCGTGATGTGCCTCCGCCCACGCTAAAGTTGAAGTGTCCTGAATGTAGGAAAAAAGGGCTTTTGATTAAGTAGGTCGGGTAAAAGGTTATATACTAGCAGTATATAGGACTGTACAGGAGAAAGCGACATGAAGATACCTAAGAGCATTCGGCAAGCAATTAAAGATAAACTGGCGACTGAACAAAGACCATTGGGTGCGGGCGTTATTGCTGATGCAGTAAATAACTCTCAAAAATACCAAAGGACACCAAGACAAATGAGTTTCATTCTCAAGCGTTTAGCAAAAGAAGGCGAGATAAAGTCTGTTGAGATTTCTAAGAACGGCATTAACCGTCATGGCAACGCAAGAGTTAGATGTGAATACATGGCGGTGGGTGTTGATGACACGGTGGCTAACTAACAGGGGCATACCTGAAAAGGTGCTTGTTCCCAATAACGAATTTGGGGAAGCCTACGAAACTAAAGTTAGCGGAGTAGGCACAGTCAAAGAATGTCCGACTTGTAAAAGAGCCGGACCAATTGATGCTCTTTGGTTAGGCGACGGCAACAAATGGCCTAACATAGCGATAATATGTGGCAAACCCTGCGGCATTTTTTGGGGCTTGGCGAACCTGCCACCTGACGATTTGGTTGAAATTGTGAAAGAATAGACACAACGCTTATATAGGGGCTACCCCCCATCTTGTATCATGGCGATAAGACACCGACAAGACGGAATAACTACCCACATTAACTGCGACTGTTCAACAAACAGTAATGTGTATGTGGCGGAAGAAGATTTGATTTACTGTAAAACCTGCGACACTTACAGATGGACTGTTTTTAGAATGCGACATTGGAGAGTCAATAGAACAGTATGAACAACCACAACGGTTCTAAACCCTAACTCCCCAAGCGGGGGTTATGGGTGAACCGACCACCACCCGCCTGACACCGGAACAGGCGAAAGCAATTGCTCTCTATCCCGACAGGTGGGCGCAATACTTCCGCACGATTGACGGCAAGCCGTTTATGCTTGATGAAAGGCCATATCTTATTGAGATTTATAGGCACTTCGGGGCTATGGAAAAGTCCGACACTACCAAAATGATAATGCTAAAATGTAGTAGGAAGGTTGAGAAAACCGAAACGATATGCAACTTATTGCTCTATGCGTTGCTAAATATTCCTTACTTCAATGCGGTCTATACTGCACCAAGACAACCTCAAGTGACAAGGTTTGTTGAAGAAAGATTCAACGGTGCTATGATGAGTAGTATAAACGGTGGGTGCTTACTAAAAACAAGAATAAAATCAAGTGTCAGCCACCAAACATTCGATGTTGGGGCATTATCTTTGAATCACTTGTATGCTTACTCCAATTGGGGTGATGCTCATGCTCTGTTGGGTATTGAGGCTGATTTGTGTTGTGTTGATGAATACCAAGACTCCGACTCCGATGTGTTGCCTATGTTAGTTGAGATGTTGGCTCAATCCGACTATAAGTGGGTAGTTGTGTCTGGAACTGCCCGTGAACAAGGCTCGGAATTTTGGAAAATGTGGGAAAAATCAACTAAGGGAGAATGGGATAACGAAAGCCAAAAGTGGGTTCATACAGATAGTAAGGCTAACATTATCGGTTATCATATATCACAAACTATGCACCCCGATATTAGCAAAGCCGACATAGCCCAAAAGAAAGAAACATACACACCAAGACGATATGCAAATGAGGTATTGGGTGAATTTTGGGCTGGAACTTCTAAACCTCTAACATTCGATGAAGTGCTACCTTGTCTTGATAGGAATAGAGGAATTGTTAGGGGAGTTTTACCACCCCAAGAAACTTTCATGGGTATTGACTGGGGGGCTACGACAACCGTAGTTATTATGACCGATAAGGGAGTTATACTAAATGCACTTGAACTGGATGCAAGAGAATCAGGAGAGGGTGATGAGGTTGAACAATTAAAGAAACTTATTACAGATTATAACTGTGTGCAAGTTGTTGCTGATATTGGATATGGTGCAAGACAAGTCAAAGAATTACAAGAGGAATTTGGAGAAAGAGTTAGGTCTTGTTATTACTCATCAAGACCAATGACACCGTATGAATACAAGCGCAGGGATAACAACCGCAATCTAATCTATATGTGCGTTGTTGATAGGACAACTTATGTTGAAGAAACATTGGAACAAATTAAGCGGGCTGAAATATCATTACCCTATGAAGATGAATCACTTGACTGGGTTATTCATCAATGGACTTCAATAACTTCATCGGCTGAAAATGATGAAAAAAATACTAAGCCCGTTAGAGGTCAAACCCTGACTAAATATGGAAGAGATAGTGATGACCACGCTTTTCATGCGCTTATCTATGCAAGACTGGCAAGACAAGTGTATGATGGTGGAGGCTCATTGGAGATGAGGACTTTTGGTGCTTGAAATTTTTTTCATAATTCCACTATCACTTTTAATCGCTTTATGGATATGGGTTTTGACCCCTGCTATACTGACTATACCCCGCTTTGGCATATACCTTTTTAACCGTGTATTCTTGTCATTTTATCATGCCGCCAAGCGATGCACTGTTGGAAATGATGAAACAGGTTCACGCAGATGTAGTGCAAATCAGAGACAACCATTTGGCACATATCGCAGAGGACATAAGCGAGATAAAAGTAGAACAAGCCGAGATGAAGAAAGACATAGCAATAGTAATGGATTTCAAAACGGAAGTGGAAGGGGAACTAAGAAGCATTGTGAAGAAAGTTATCGGGGTTGGTATTGGAATGGTAGGCGCAATTCTCGGATTACCCGTGATTATGTAAAAGGAAGTGAAAATATGAGTAATAATAAAGCAAGTCAAAATGATAAATTAGTGTGGGTTATTGGTGTTCCATCAATACTGGCATTTGTAGGGTTCGCATGTTTGATTATTTGGAGAGGATTAAACGACCCCGAATTGTTAGATAGACTTGAAGAGTATGGTATCTTATTAGGTTTCATAAGCGGTCCGGCTCTTATGTTCATGAATAGTATTCTTGAACTTTGGAAAACAGAACAAAAGAATGAAGTTGATGCTATACCTGCTGAAACAGAGGCAAGACTGGCAAGAGCAAAGGCTCAACATGAGCATGAGATGAATTTGGCTAAGGCTCAACATGACCATGAGATGAAAGTTGAGTTAGAAAAGTTGAAACTTGAAACAAAATAAGCCGATAAGGTTTAGAACCAAAGGCATATAGTAAGGTTCATGGCGGAGAGGCGTAGGCGTTTTCTTGATTTGTTTAGAAGAAACCGAATAGAGCCAACCCCAATCCAAGAGCCGGAGTTAGACACAAAAGCATTAGCCTCTTTGACAAAAATAGGTATGCAAACTGCGGGCAAAGGCTACCATAAGAAAACTGCTACACCCTCCATTGACTACACATTGATTAAGCAAATCAGCCTACAAAATGAAGTCATTAATGCTATTCTAAGAAGAACTGTTGATGACACATTAGGTAATGGTTATAAGTTTCATTTAGAAGATGGGGTTGAGCAAGGGAATGAAAGAGAATTAACTACCCTTAGAGAATTTTTCAAAACGCCTAACCCTGACGATAATGGCGACGAATGGCTTGAATCGTTAATCTTTGACTTAGCACTATTTGGTGATGCTTACTTAGAATTAGACGGTTCTAATGATACATCAAGCGACAATGGCGAGGACTGGAACTATGGCGGCAACCTTGTATCAATTTGGAATATACCTGCTGAAACTATGAGGCTTGTTCCGGCTAACAGGACACCCGCACCACCTGCTATGGCGTATGTTCAAACCATCAATGGTAAAAAGCGCAGGTTCACATCTTCTAAGGTTCTTCACATATCAAAATACAAAGCAGGTCGAGGATATGGTTCTTCACCGATTGTTCCTTTGATGAATACTATTGCAGGTCATCTAAACCTATCTAATTACATAAACGAATCATTTACTGGCACATTACCAAAGACGATTCTCAATGTTGGTGATGTTTCTAACGCTGAAATGAAATCAATGCTAACTATGCTTGAGCAACAGTTGAGCGGTGGTAAATCGCCATTCGGTCTGGTGGCAGTCAATGGTGGCACAGGATTTCAAACAGTTAGATTACTTGACTCTATGAAAGATGGTCAGCATTTGGATTTACTTTATTATTACAGGGAAGAGATATGTGCAGTATTCGGCATACCTCCAATGAAACTCGGTTGGGTGCAAACTGGAAAAATGTCAAATCCCGAAACTCAACTGGACTCTTGGTATGATGTTGTTGAAGCATATCAATACAGGATAGAGTCTATGGTGAATCATAAGATACTACCATTACTTCAAATTAGAGATTACAAATTCAAGTTTAATTCAATCCGCCCATCTAAACAAAGGGTCATGGCCGAAGTTGTTAGAGCGCAGGGTCAGGCAATAGCCGCCCTAAGACAAGAGGGAGTTATTAGTATCAATGAGTCAAGACACATTCTTGGACTTGAAGCATTAGATACAGATAATGCCGATGACCCATTTTTCTTATCACCAAAATTGACCATAAATCAGCGTCAAGAAAGTTTTACAACTTTTTCGGAAAACTTTTCGGAAGCCCAAGTCGGCCATTATGACTATTGGGTTATGAAAGCCGATAGGGTTGAGAACGGACAGTTTGTATCTTGGAGAACTGAAAAGGGAAGATATGTTGGTCAGGTTTCATCGGTGATAACCTCCGGTGAAGTAGCAGTTGTTACTTCAAGTGGAGGACAAGAAACAATTGAAGCAAGTGAAGATAATGCAGTTGCCCGTGTTGTTGTTTATGTTGATAATGAAGATGGAACACATAGCCGTAGTGATAGAAGCGTGCCAGTTAGAGTATCTATGCTAAGAGTAATTCAAGAACCCGAAACAAAGCAGGTATCAGCAAAAGTTAGGAAAACACTATCCGAGAAAGCCAAGAAACATAATGAATCGGTTACTGCGCCAACTAAGAAAACTTCAACAAGAACATTAGTTGCCGTTTTTCGCAGGGGCGTAGGTGCATACAATTCTAATCCTCAATCGGTGCGCCCTTCCGTAAGTAGTGCTGACCAATGGGCTTATGCAAGAGTCAATTCATTCTTGTATGCTTTGAAGAGAGGCAAGTGGAGGGGTGGCAAACATGACCAAGATTTATTCCCAAGAGGTCATCCACTATCAAGTAAGAAGTCTGTTGAAGATGAAGAAATAACAGAGGATATTATAGACAAGAGAGCATTAACAACAAAAGATAGAACTCCACCACAGGGAGTTAGAAGTGCTTGTAAGACAGGAATAAAACTCTTTGAAGATGGTTACGGTGGGTCAGGGTTAGAAGGAACAACTGTCAAAGAGGCAAGAGCAATAGCACGGGGTACTCCGATAACTGTTTTTAAGGCCAAGAAAATGATTAGATGGTGGGGAAGAAACTCTCGATTTTTAGATGAGCCAAAAGATAGTCCGGCATGGACTGCGGCTATGCTTTGGGGAGGCAGAGCAGGTAAGTCTTGGGCTTCTAAGTTAAAGAGAGCATTAGATGCGGAGGAATAATCATGATGCAAAATTTTAACATGAATCTTGAAGTTAATCATGCCATATTTAGAAGAATAGGTTTGAAGTTTCACATGCTTGCGGCAACTATGAGCGGTGAGTTTAGCAGAGATGCTTCAAAGAGAATCGCTGAATTTATTTTGAGAAAAGCAAAAAAGTTAGTGCCGGTCAGGACTGGCCGACTTAAGAAAACTGGTAGGGTAGTTATGACACCCGATAGAAAGGGATATACAGTTAGATTTGGAAATTCAAAAGTCCGTTATGCGGCAGTAGTTGAATATGGTCGAAGTGCCTTTGCACCTATGCGCCCCCAACCATATTTACGCCCTGCTGCTATGGCTGCAAAAAGAAAAATGGAGTCTGTTTCTAAAGAAGAGTTTAACAAGAAGTTTAGAAAATTCTTCCCAAGAATCATGGTATAGACAAAACTGTTATATAGGTGCATCGTGTAGGACTATACATGCAAGACGCACCCCCGAACCCAGACATGAGAGGAATTGATAAGGCAGTTGAGAACCTAACTTACAAAAGAACATACAGAAAGAAAGAGTATAACACCCCTTTATCAAGTGAAAATTTTATTCACGAAGGCGAGCATTACCAAAGCATGACATACCTTGCTTCTTTCAAAGAACTAACGGCTGATGAACAACAATACATTAACGATTTAGTTGAAGCAAACTCCGGCTCTCATGTGTTGATTGCAGAGAAAGTTGGTTGGGGTTATCACCACCACTTGTATGTGCGACTTGACAACAGAAACTTTCAGCAAATGGTATTAGGTTGGTTGATTTACTAAACTATATGGCGGAGAATAAGTATGACCAAGAATGCTAAGAAATTGAGGAAGTTTCCTTTTTGGATAAACCACAGAGCCTATAATTTGGCTTTGGAGTCTTTATCCAATCCTGACAAAACTTACTCGGCTACCGAAGCACTTGACATTATTCTAAGCAATAAGCCAAAGGCGGTTGCTAACAACAACACACCGATAAACAAATTCTTAGGGCGCAATACCATATCTTACTTCTTGAAGCGTTGGGGTTGGTCTAATGACACAACAGCAAAGCATACTAAGTGGTGGCATGAGAAAGGCGAGGACTGGTTGATGGAACTATATCTTGGCATTTTAAGTCAAACACCGGCTGAATATGAAGCAAAGGAAGTGTATTAAACCTCTTTTCATAGACACCTTGCTATGGTGGACTTTGGCAAGGCCGTATTCTTAAATGATGATAAACTATTCAATGCCATAAAAGGTGATACGGAAGAGGCCGTATTTGAATATAGAATGATTGTTCCTTTCAAGGTTGATAAAAACCTTGATGATGATAACTACAAGAAAGACGATGATGATGTAGTTGTCTATGGTCCGGTATATGTCGGAGATGAAGCCATGCTTGACCGACACAAGGAAATGGTTGAGCCTAAAGCAATTTTAGATTCTTGGAAATCTTACATGAAGAATCCTGTTATTCTATACAACCATAGAAAGGACTACGGAGTTATCGGAGTAATGGAAGAAGTTGAGATGGGAAGTTATGAAGATGAGGATAGAAAAATCAACACAGTTATGGGTCGTGCAAGAATAGACGGTGGAGAAAAAGATATTGTTAGGAAGATTAGAAAGGGAATGCTTAGGTCATTCTCTATTGGTTTCATAGCAAAAGCCGCAGTAAAGGAATGTCCTAATGATAAGGAAGATGAATCTTGCTATGTTAGATTCACTAACATTGAATGGATTGAAACAAGCGTAGTTGATATTCCCGCTTCACCCAATGCACTATTTGATGTTGAGAAATCTTTAGTATCTTACTCCGGTGATAAAGCCGAAATTAGAAACGATGTATATACAACTCCGGCAGAGGCAAGAGATAGAGCGGAAGAGATAGGTTGTTCCGGTATTCATGTTCATAGAGAAAATGGCGAAAGTGTGTATATGCCATGTGCAAGTCATGATGCTTACTTAGAAGCAACAGGTGAAGAGGTTAGTGGCTACAAACCTGACGAAGGCAAGAAAGGCGGTTGCGGGTGTGGAGGACACAGTAAAGAAACTGAAAAGTCAATCACTAACATTGAACAAACGGAAGATACCTACATTGTTGAATTTACAAAAGACGAACCTATGCCAACTCCTAACGAAGAAATAGACCAACTGCGGCAAGAAATAGGAAGATTGAAAGAACTCCTTGACGGGGTTATTACCACCGATAGCGTTAATACCCATATAGAGAAGGAAAGTGGCATGTCTGAAGAGAAAATCTCCGATGAGATTGTTGAAGAAGTTGAAATTAAATCCGAAGAGGTTGATGTTCCTACCGAAGAACCTATTACCGTAAAAACCGAAGAGGTTGAGGAAGAAGAAGAGGTTGTTGAAGAAGAAGAAGTTGTCGAAGAGGCAACAGAGGAAGAAGCAACCGAAGAAGTTGTCGAGGAAGAGGTTGTTGAAGAAGCAACCGAAGAGGTTGTTGAAGAAGAAGCAACAGAGGAAGAAGAAGTTGTTGAGGAAGAAGAGAAAACTCTTGACTCCGAAGATGCAGTTTTGGAAGCAGTTGTGAAATCCGTTCTAAGTATGGAAGCAACTCTAAAGAATCTAACCGATAAACTTGACGAAACAGAATCACTAAAGAGTTTGATTGCAGAGAAAGAATCACTAATTGCATCTTTGACCGAAGAGAAAGAAGTTGCAGAGCAAGAAGCAGTAATTGAAGCAGAGGTCGGTAAAAGACTCGCTGAAAAAATGGCTGAACTCGGAATCAACAAAACCGCACCTGCGGCTGAAAGAAAAAGCCTATCGGCTGACATAACTCCACCTGAAATAAAAACTGGAACAACAAAGTATGACCCTATGCCGGAAGTAAGCAAGGGCATGGCTGGTTTGGGTTCTTGGCTCTCCGATAGAATTGAGAGCAGAGGACTTTGAGGGGAGATATACTTAATAACCAAATAAAGAAAGGGATAACTATGACAAGCGAAGAAATGAACTTTAGCGAAATGACTGAAAAAGTAAAAGCAGCGTTAGCCGGTGTTGCAGCCGGAACTGGTGCAACCATGCTACCAACTGAAACTGCGGAAGAGATAATCGGAATCGTATATGAGCGCAACTTTATGCGTTCTTTATTCCCTGCTATGCCAATGGCACGCAGAATTATGAAGATACCAAAACTAACTGGTAGCGTTTCATTCCACCAACAAACACTTTCAATGGCGGAGTCTGGAACTTCCGCAGGTGAGAGCCGAAACTCCACCGGAGAAATTGAGTTGGAACTTAAGACAATGATTGCTAACATTCCAATCGGTAACTACCTAATTGCATACGGTGTCGAAGGATTGCTTGCGGTTCTAAGAGATGATATTGCTTCACAACTTGCTACTAACGAACAATCTTTGTTCATTAACGGTGATACTGCTACTGGCAACTCTTTTGCTGACAACATTAACGGACCACATGCAACTACTGGTGCTGAACTAAACCTAACTGGTGTTAGCGGAACTGTAAATGATTACCTTCTATTGTTTGACGGTCTTAGAGCCGCTTCCTTGAAAGCGGGCAGAGGCGGTAAAACTGTTAATGCTACCGTAGGAAATGCGGCTCAAGCATTTACACTTGCTCACATGAGAAGTGCAATTGCAGAGTTAGGAGTTTATGCTGACAACAGAGATGACTTGGCTATGATTGTTCCAAGAAACCTTGAGGTTCAACTATTAGGACTTACTGAACTACAAACTGTTGATAAATACGGTGCAGGTGCTACTATCCTAAGCGGTGAACTTGGAAGAATTTACGGTATCAGGGTTTTCGCTACTGGTGTTATACCAACTAACATGAACCACACAGGTAAGTTTGCTCTAACAAGCGTTGCTAACTCTGTAAGAAATGCAACAGTTGCTCTCTTGCTACATATCCGTTCTCCAATCATCGGAAACCCAACAGTTGCCGAGAGAAGGTTTAGCATTGGCTTCCATGACGAACCAACCAAAGACAGATTCGTGCTTATCCCTAAGCAAGATGTTGCCTTCGGTGTTCGATATGATGAGGCACTTTGCACCATACACGGATTAGCAACTCTTTGAGGCTAAATAACTAACCTTTTGACAAGGGCAATAGCGTAAGCCATAACCCCCAAAGGCGGGGGCAAAGGCTCAACCGTTAAAGCCCATCTTGGCAAGGGATATGTTATGAGCGCAATAGATTACTGCACCGTGTCAGAGGTTAGGACATATTCGGGTCTTATTGACGGGAATAATATCGGACCAACTGACGCTGAACTGGCTACAATGATAACCAACGCTTCAAGGTTGGTTGATATGTATGCAGGTCGGCAGTTAGCCGGAACGGTCAGCCATGTTGAATATCATGATTCATCTTTTAGAATGAGGCACATTACTCTAAAAAATAGACCCGTTGCCAATATCACTTCCGTTGAAGAAACCAAATCCGATGGAACTACAACCGTTCTTGACGAAGGAAGAAATAGAGATGGAACAGATGACTGGTGGCTTGATGATGCAGAAGCCGGAGTTATTAGGTTTCATAACAGAGTTGGATTAGATGCAATTCAATTATTCAAAGTAACTTACACATCAGGAGTTGCCGCCCCGCCAATAGAAGCGAAAATGGCTACAATTCTCTTAGTTGTTAGACAGGCGGCAAGAGCGAGTTTGAATGATGAGAACTCGGCTGAAAGAATCAAACAATTTTGGCGACCATTACTAGACTCAACGGAGAAAGAATACAAAGAATACTTGGAGAAAGTCAAGGCTAATTCTTTCATGGCCGTAGCAGTCTTTGGTAATGGCGGTGCATGATATGCCCGCTACAAATAATGAGCCTACACTTAGCCCAAAGGCTCTTACTAAAACTATCTTAGAAGCAGGGCTTGCGGCAAAATTGACGGCTGCGGGGCTGCCAAGTATTACAATACAAACTGATAGTTGGTTTTCTATGAAAAATCAAAAAGTACCACAAATTGTATTAACCAATTTTTATCAAGAAACTGAAATTGCTAACATGAACCCTGCTGCTACGATTGCAGCGACAACAAATACTGGGTATGTCATGGTTCATTTGCTCACACCAAATGATGAACAGATGTGGAAGTTATTGAAAATCATAAGAGAACAGGTGCTTGTCAATTCTAACAACGGAAGTGCTGACCCAGAATGGGGCGGTTATGGATATAAATTCATTAGAATATCCGATGTTGTGAATGTTGCTGAACCCATCCAAGTCAAGGACAAGGAGGCTTTCTTTGGTAAAGGGTTCGAGGGCAACACCATAGGCGGTGTCCGAACTGATGTTGAACTGACTTTAATGTGGGATAATGCTTAATAACTATTCATGGGTTTGGAACAAACATGGCTAAGAAAGCAGAGAAAGCCGCAGAGAAAGCGGAAGAGAAAGTGGAAACGAAAGTTGTTGAGGAAAAGAAAGCCAAGACAACAAAGAAGGCAGAGCCTAAACCACTAAATGATTGTCCTTCACCACTTGATTATGCAACTCCAACAGAGGAATATATCAAACTGGCTTACGGTTTTTACAAGTACCGAGAGCCAACTACTGATGAGGTTTCTTTTTACAAGACAAAACTTGACTCCGAAGGCCAACCAAGACTCATAATGACTAAACTTGCTGATGCTTGAGGCGGGCTTTAATGCCCTTCAAAGACCCTGACAAACGCAGGGAGTATCAGCGTCAATACCATAAGAAATGGTATCAAAGTAATGCTGACAAAAGAAGGGCGCAAGTTAGAATGCGACGAAAGCAAGTTAGAGAAAAACTCCAAATTCTAAAAGCACAGGGGGCTTGTGTTGAATGTGGGCTATCGGGAGAAATAGCAACATGGGCTTTGGACTACCACCACATTAACCATGATGACAAAGTTGCATCAGTATCTTATCTTGTTAGCAACGGCTACTCTTGGAAAAGAATAGAAAAAGAGATTGCCAAGTGTGAATTAATATGCTCTAACTGCCACAGAATAAGACATTATAAGGAACACAAGGCAGGTATCAAACATAATGCACCCAACCCCAACAGGTCAAATGCCACCAAAAGAGAAAGAAAGAAGCGTAAGCGGCATGAGCGTAAGAAATTCATGCAGTCCTTGTCAAGAGAGGAAGAATGATGAAGTGCATTCGGCCTTTGGCACATAATCCACAGTTTGAAGGCAAATACAAATGCAAGGCGTGTATTAGAGAACAGAATGAAATAAGGTTCAAATGTTTAGTTATAGGCGATATAATTATATAGTAGTGGCCTAATCGCTAATCATGAACGGAACAAGACCGAGCCACAAAGCCCGAATTGCAGGGTTTCACGCATACATTAACACAATGACAACACCTTACGGTAATACATGGCACGCTAAAACAAACGCAATTAACGCTATGATTTCATGCGGAACAAGTGCAACTAAAGCCAATAATTATGTTGTAACAAACATATCAATGTGGAATAACGAAGTGGCAGTTATGCTAAGAAATATGTCATGGGGATATTAATAGGTGGATTACAACAACCCGCTTTATGAGAGCGGCAAGTGTGAAGCACGCAGAGTATGAAATCTTAGAATACATAACACAAAACATAGATTTGTCAAGCCTTCACGAAAAAATGGCGGTTGATGTGCATTCTAAAAAGCGGTTTGATACTGCGGCTGAAAACTTAGTGAAGCACCTTGACAAAATGGCCGCTACAAGGCGTAAGAGCCTACCTAAGAGTCATCCTGACAAGGAGGATTGAGTATGCCTTGTCCTAACTGCGGAGGGGGGTTGAGAATGGTCAATCCCGTAGTTTCTAACTCAAAAAATAGAGAATACGATTATGAGTCAGCAGTTTGTATTGGTAAAGTCAAAAAGCAGGGATATAGACGCATAAAAAAGCAAGAAGGAGAAAAATATCCTACAAGCCGATATTGTATTGTGTATCATAAGGGAGGCAACCCGTGCGGGTGGAGTTTTGGCCGACATAGACCAATTGAAAGTCCATTGAAAATAAGCGAGGACATTTCTTTGACCGCCACAGACAAAGGCACACCCCCTGCCCCAAAGAAAAGCCTCACTTTATCCGATTACAGAGTTAGTTAATATCCGTATCGCATAACCCCTATCTATGGGGCGGAGAAATCTAAAAGCCGTTGGTCTGTTTGACGGTGTTGCTAATACACCTAATCCATCAAGTATTACTGATTCTTTTAACAACTTATCTTTTGTATATGCGGCAGGTGCGGGTTCGGTTGTTCCATTACATCAATACCTTAAACCAATTACCAAAGACCCTCAAATGATTCCAAGTACATCTAATTCTAAACTGGGTGGATTTTCTTTTTGGATTAAAATAACAGACACTACATATTCTTACAATGGAGAGGGGGTTATATCTTTGGTTCAAGATGATTTACTCAACCCGCTTTATCCTTTTACATCATTTGTAAATGTAAATTTAGTGCCTCATTTTGTTAGTGGTTTTGCAGTTGGAGTCAAGCCACAATTACAAGTAAGACACCAAACTAATTTAGCGCAATTTCATGACTATGATTCATCAGTTGTCATAAGTGATACCAATTGGCATAACATAACCGTAAGATTTGATGTAGTCGGTTCAAACGATATTATTGATATGCACCTTGACGGTGTGCAAGTCGCAGTTGCTACAAATACAATAAACACTACCGTTTATTCACCCATCAATCATTATGTGATAGGTGTTGCTAACACAAGTTTTACTCCAACTGCCAACCCAAGCGTATTCATCACAGATTACACGGCAGTTAAGAATGTTAGACTTAATCATTTTATTTTCTATGCCGGAACTGCAATTTCACCGACTGACATGATAAACAACAACCCTACATTAGAGCCGTTTTATCCGGCACCCAGTGCAGCCGGTTTCAAAGCACTTTACACAGTTAGAGGTAATAGAACTATTACTACCGATAGGTTGCCCGCTTTTCAATTAGGATTTACACCGTCAGGGAGTATAGATTTTATTGAACAACCAAGTATCATAGGACACCCCGACATTAGAGCAGTTGCATACGATTTTATTGATTCAAGAACTTCAAACAACTTTACAAAAACTCCATACATAGAAACTGTAAAGAGATTTCACACTTGGGCTGACACAACAACTGCTATTGATGGGTCAAGAGCATTCTCTGGTGCGGTAGCAAATGGTATGTTTATGCGCCCTGCTTATTTACCATTTGAAACAGGAATTGGAGTTAATACTCCATTGGCCTCTAAATTTGGCATAGTAAATATACAAATCACATCTTTCTCCGATGTAAAACCGATGACTGCAAGTTATGTTGATGACTGGCCTAATGCCCCATCAGTCTTTGGAGGAAGCGGGTCAATGTATAGAAAAGCACATGAGAACACCTACCCAACAAAGACAATTGGCTCTATCACAGTCAATAATTACAAAGCGGTAGCCCCAACTAAGGCTTATTTCACCCCATCTTTTAGTTAAATAGGCGGTATCTTTATATAGGAGTGGCCTAATTGCTAACCATGAGAGGAACACCGAACACCCCCGAACAAAAACTTGCCCGCCTAATTATTGCACATCAAATCATGGCCGAAGATGCTTCATGTAGCGCAGGTGCGGCAGGGTATAAATCAGCAGACAACCCTGACGGAGATTGCCCTATCAAACACAGAGCAATTAATACTGAAATGTATTTTTTAATCAATGAGTATGAAGCAAGTTATGGAGAATGGACTACCGAGTTAATGGAAAAGGCTTGGGATAACTACATTGACCAAAGAAAGGCTGAAAGAGGATATTAGACTTAAATAGGTGTCTATTACACCGAAACACATGACAGAGGAAGCAAAGCGAATCTTAATTGCATCGGAATCACCACTACTAACTACTTCATCTTCACAACAAACCAGACGACTTGCCCGACACTTGGCAAGTCAAGGCCACGAAGTCTTTGTTATGGCGTTTAATCATCAAGGAGAGGACTTCTTTCACCCCGAAGGGTGGATTATGACCGCAGGTGGCTCTAACTTCGGTGCTACGCCCTTAAACGGTGTTAGCGGGGTATCAGTCCTTGACAGGGAGATTAACAGGATTCAACCTAATGTTGTCTATACAGATATGCCACTTTGGGCTATATCGCCATTGGTGCAAACCTGCAACCGATTCAAAGTGCCTCTTGTGTCGTATATTTCACAAAGAGGATTGCCTATTTCAAGAAAATACATCGAACTTCTATCTATGATTCATACTCCGGTGTTTCAATCACCTGCTACATACGCAGGTTTTGAGGACTTGCTGAAAAGGTATAACTCCAAAGGAACGGCAGTCATACAGGAACACAGAACACCATTTTTAGACAGATACTTGGAGGAAGAAATCGCAACTATACCTTTCACACCCGACACAAGATTTACCATGCTTGGAGATGAGCATGTTCAAGAAATCAAAACAAATATGGGTTTGCCTAATTGGGATTATACTTTCATATCAGTTGGTAGAAATCAAAATCATAGACAATACCCAAGATTACTTGAAGCGTTTAGACAAATAGTATATGACAAAGGCGAGGTAGCAAACATTGGTATGATTATTCATTCGGGCAACCCTCAAGATACTGACGGACAGGGATTTAATCTAATATCATTGGTTGAGCAAATGGGATTAGCAAAACATATAGCATTCTCCGACCAGTCATGTAATGTGTTGGAAGGTCTATCAGTTGAGGATATGGTCAAATTGTATAACATAGCCGATTGCTTTGTTAGTGCTTCAAGTGCATTTTCAAAAGAATCAACCCTGAAAGAAGCCTTAGCGTGCGGGCTACCAGTTATTGTAGCCGATAGCCATGTTACAACAAAACACAAGAAATTAACCAAAGTAAAAATTGCTACAAAAATTTTAGGCCGTGATGAAATTTTGTATAACATAGTTGATGAGTCGGCCTTGAAAACCGCTATGGCTAAAAAAATAATATCGAGCAAGAAGTCAAATAATAACAACAAAGAAACAGATGTTATGTGCGAGGCTTTGGAAGCAGTATTGCTAAAGGCTATTGGACAACCACACCCTAACGGAAATAACTCGGTGATACAACAATGACCAAAAAACGATTCAAGCCAGTTAAAGAGAAACAACCAAAAAAGGTCAAACAAGACCGTTCTCACTATGCTAAGTTAGACCATGAGTATGACCCTTTGACGGGAGAACTAAAGGAAGAAGTAATGGATTTGAGCGGCACGCTTTGTCCTCATAAATGTGAATACCACGATGAGCCTTGTGTTGTTGTTATGGAATACAAGGACAAGCGGGTTCAAAACATGGTTGAAAAATTACAATCCATAGAAGGCACACCACCGCACAGTGAAGATTCAATTCACTACTGCGAGTTGTGTCAAAGAGCGCAGAGAGAGGGCGGCAACCCTGCAACATATTATAGAAATCCAGACAACGGAATTATTTACAAGGACAAGCCAAGAAAACTATCTTACAATCTATGGCTAAAGAAGCAGGGAAAAAAGGTTTAGAACCGCTAATGGCTACGAATTAGTATGCCGACTACGCTGACCGACCTTACTCCACCCATCGGCACACGGTCAGGGCTTCCATTTACGGCAGTATGGAGTGATGCTGATACTTCCGCATACACCGGAAATACAAACGACCCAATGAGAACAGATGCTACAACTAATCTTTGGCAACAGGACTCTCAAACTGCACCCACCGCCAAGCCTCATGTTGTAGGCGGGGCAAATTTAGATTCATCAGAATTTATTGCTGAATACATTTCACTATCGAGTGGTAATGTTGTATTTCAAGGACAATTACTAAACATAACCTCTCCGGTTCTAAATTTTGGCACAGGTGATTTAGAATATGCTCAAATGATGTTACATGAAGTCAATGGCAGATATGTTTCATCACGAACACAGCCCGTAGGAACTGTTCTAACATTTACCAAAGCAGGGAGATATAACACAAACGATGTTCAAGAATATGTTGGAGGAACAACCGGCAAGGGGCGACCTGCGAATCACACTTGGCATAGATTTAGTGCTGAAAGAGATGCAGTCCAAACATTGAATCATGATTCATCATTACTTGAAGCACATGATGTATATGCGGGCAGATATACTGCGTTACAGACCGAAGGCTTTGTTGGTGAAGGAATAGTCCACACCACTAAACTATGCCTTCCGAGTAATGGAATGGGTGCTACTTATGGAGATAATCACAATATCAAGTATGGAGTTTCACTAAACTCAAGTCCACTTGTTGCTAATTACCCATCTTTGATGACAAGTGCCGGTGCATCTTTGGAAGATTCTTTTGTGATGTCAGCGCATTGGGCTATCAATATTCAATCACTTCAACCTATTCCCATCAATAGCAATTCAGTTAATGGTAATTACAAAACAATTTCTCAACCAGACGGTTTAGGTGGTCAAACTACTTACAGCCACCCCCAAAGAGCAATACCACTAAATGAAACAATACAATACATAGGAACTAATGACTTTGTTAGTGATGCGAGCAATACACCAACCGGCATTAGCGACATGACATGGCGGCCACTTGGCCGACCTGACTTAGGTAATTTATGTGTCATGGATTCATGCGGATTGATAGGATATGAGGGTGTTTTTACTGCAACTGCGTTTATGTCGGTATCGGAAGATGCACAGTCCGGTTGGTCGGGTTCAAATCAAGCAACATTTGCAGGTATCAATATTCAAGTCCATAGCGGAACTTCACCAAGAAGAAACGGTAAAGCCTATCGAACTCAATTAACAGGTGATAGAGCATACAAGTATGGTAAAACAGGAAACTATGTCAAACCAATTACTGAATATTTGATGACAACAGGAAATCGTGATGCGGTTCAAGGTGCATCTTACTATGCAACAGACAACGATAGAAATGATAACCAGTCAAGATTTTTTACTGCGAGAACTGTTAGATTGACAGGTGGTGCAACAGCACTACCTCTAAATTCTATTGGTAATAGTGGAGGCGATATAGGGCAGAAAATACAAAACCCGAATGCGTTTATTCTTGGCGATAACGGACATTTAACAGGAGGCTCTTATTCAAAGACGAGTCAGTTAAGTCAGGACTTTATGAAAAATATGATACCAACAAAAATACAGGTTATACCCGCATTAATTGGTCATGAACAGATAGATGTTGCGGCAGGGGATTTCCACCCAGATTCAAACCCTTTAAAATTTAACAAGCCTATGGTTGATTACCATGTTTTAGTTAGTCTTGCACCAAGAGATAGATTGAATGCAAAAGGAACTACCGGAGGACAAATCGGCACACCTACACAAAGAAATAATCCAGAGGCAAGAACATTTGCTGACCTAAATTTGAAAGATGAAGGTTGCTATATTTATCATGCCATATTTAGAATAGACCCAACATTAAGCAGAATTTTTGTTGATTCAGCAGATTCACTTAAAATAAATACTCTTGGTGATGAAAATTGCCCTAAAAGTGTCATGCCGTCAGCATTTAATCTAATTCAAATAACGCCATTCAAACCAATAGCAAATGCGGGCTTTTCCCAAGTGCCGTTGTTATCGGGCGCAATAGAGGCAGGTGGCTTCTATCAACACGGAGGAATTAGTCACCATTGGTCGGCTGATGTTTTTAATGATGAATTGTTTGTTGCTACTGATGTTATTGAAATGGCACATCTAAATTCACAAATCTATGGAACAGGACAAGTCAAAGCGGGCGGCAACGCTGCCGGTGCTGCTGCAATTCCTGACGGACCGGAAATGGTGATTTTCAAATATTCACCTTCAAAAGACCCGTTCTATCCAACAAAGAAAATAGACCATTTGTTAGCAAGATGGTATTTAGGAACTTCATTGATTGGTGGAACAATACCAGTAAAGGCGGTTCAGTCTAATACCACATTTGACCTTTCACAGGCCAATGGTAATGATAAGGACAAAGTTAGACGAGTCAAACACCAAGATACGGCAGGTTGGAGTATTCATGAATGGGTATTTCCACAGATAGAGGCTATGCGCTATCTTGGCGTTGAGAACAAGGCTTTCATGAAACACCCAAGACATTCTCAAAATTCTTCTAATACACCAATGCTACACCCAACTCTTCATGTTGGAGATTTTCAAATTATGGAAGATGGAAGAATGAAGATATTGGCTATTCATCGTGATAGGATTACAACTAATATAGATTATCCTTCACCGTTAATTGGTTATCCACCACAACCAGATATTGCAGCAAGTGGGCGTTGCCCTGACGGTTATTACTATCACAATGGGGTATGCAAGCCAATAATTTCATCAAGACCAACAATACCTGCTGACACAAGCACTACACACTTTGACCCAATAATCGGTTTTGAGATTACAACAAGTGGACCACCATTACCTAACACCGCTTCGGGATTACACTACATGGGAGGAATGTCAAACTTTGGCGAAGTGCCAACTTGGAATGCTATGCTACCGGACACAAATGCTCGCAGTCTTGTGTTATTATTTAATAATAAGAAAGCAAAACGAATTGAAGGAAGTAAATTATTTACTTACTCAAAGACAATTGACGGGGTATCAAGAAACATAACTTTGGACTTCAAACCAACTTTGAGATATGAGTTAGAATCAAATCCATACATCTTTGATGTTGAAACGGAAGATGGAAATTCATATCACAATTGGAAGCGTGATGTTGGTTTTTGGTCGGGTTCACAGTTAGCATATTGGTTTCAAGAAAGCGGTCAAAAAGCGATACCAATTACTTACGGCTCTTATCCAGAGTGTCGTATGGCATTCCCTAATTTTCCAAAGTGCTTACCACATTTACAGTTGGAAGATTTTTTGATGTATAGAACTAACACATTAACACCAACTCAATTAATGCAAAATGTGTTTAGTGGTGTAGCAATTGAAAAGAAAGAGGATTTTATGTTTAATTTTGATGCTAAACTACCAAGAGTTGTTAGTGGCTATCCATACTATCAACCAACTATGAATTTCTCCATGATGAATCCGGCTGATGGTAGCACATATCAAGCATGGGATATTCTTAGATTATTTCCAAACTTAATACAATCCTACAAGCATTTATTCCAAACACATTACAATCCTACGACAATTGGATTTGCCGACTTTGGTATGGGTGCTAATCCATATCAAGAATTGGGTTGGGCGGGATGGAGTTTTGCTCAAGGGTTATATGACCCGATAGCCAGTAATGGCTCTCAATTTTTCTCTGACCAACCTCAAGCAGTTGGGGTTAGTGGAATACACATTGGAACACAGACAACAGGACTTTGGAGTAATTTTTATGCGGCTCAAACAAACGACGAAGGATTTGTATTGAATCAATTTCAAGGTGGCATGGCCGCTTTATCACATCACGGACCGCTACATTATGGTATAATGTCAGCCGACCACCCATTCAAACCTGACAGAGTATGGAAGCAAGTCAATGCGGGTCTTGGATATGAAATGCCATTAGAGTTGTTAATACCGGAGAAAGTGCAAGTGAGAGCAAGAGCCAAAGGCAAGAATAGTTTAGACCTTGAACTACACTTACCATTACACAGATACAAGTTGGAAAACAACCCAATGATAGGTAAGATAAAAGCACAGACAAGTGCGGGTATGCAAACTAATAAGATGTCGCCATTTATTGCTCAACCATATCTTAGAACTAATCTTTGGAACATGGATAGTACGGTAGGGTCATATAACACATCGGTTTTTCTCCAAACAAATTTGAATCCCGAAGCAAGAATACTTGGAAAAGCCAGACCTTCGGGAGGAACGCAGTTGCTACAACCTACATTCTCGGAGTTTTGGAAAGACCACCCAACAGAGCATTTCCATGCAGGGGCTATCCCCATCAATACAGGAACAGATTATGATGCTCTCCATGTAGCCAATGAAAAGTATGCACCTTCACTTCTTGGAAATATTGATTCTATGAACAAGCATGATTACATAGCAACCGCAGAACAATTGCAGTCATCAGTTGATGTTCACCTATCTAACTCCATAAGACCATTTTGGGATAGTGGAGGAATTGTAAGTGCAAGAGGAAGTGGAATTGAAGATACACCAATGGTCGCTTACAAAACACTTGATAGAGCGCAGTCAGCCGGAGGACCAGTTGCGTCAGCCGCAATATCAATACTACCTGCTGAACCTCCAATTACATTTACAGATAAAGGAACAGGACTTGGAATGGGTCAAAGAATATTAAGAACACCAGATGGAACACTACACACTTTCAGTATGGACCGTTCAGCAAAAGCCGGAACAGGCAATATACCAGTATGGACTCATTACTCTAAACCGGCTCATTCGGATTTGTTTTGGAATAGAAAGGCAGTTAAAACTAATAATCAAGTCCACGATGGTAAAGATGAAGTCGGACCACACTTACAGGTTATTGCAGGTGGAACGCCAACAGACTATATGACACACGGGGCGGCATTTGCCTCCGATAGCAACGGAACAGTCCATGCAGTTATTGAGATTCACCAACCTAATATGGAACACAAGTTATACTACACATACGCCAAGAGGACTTTGATTACTACCCAACCGGAACTTGTGTATGCTTGGGATTGGTCGGCTCATACTCCGGTTCTGTTAGGTGGGTCAAACAATTGGGATTTAAGAGAGCCAAGTTTAGTTTGTGATTCTAAAGATAGATTGCATTTGGCGTGCAGAGTTGTTGAGCGTGATACCGGCTCAATACCTGCGGGTAGTCAAATTCTTTACACGATTAAATTACCAAACGAAGCAATATGGCCTCCGTTATCCTCCGGTAGTGGTTCGACAAAAGATGATGCAGGGGGTGGAGGTTCTTTTCAACCCAACTCCGGTAATGCTTGGAGAGTTGTGTCAAGGCGGCCAGTTAATGACTCACAGGTAAGCACTATGAACATGACAAAAGGGCATTATACATACGACAATGATAAACCCAAAATATGCTTACAAGGTGATGATTTTCCAGTTATATTTTACAGAGGGGCTAATTATGATTTGGGAACTAATTACAATTTTGCTACTGCTTATGGTAATTTATTAAGCGAAACCAGTATTTATGCCAACTATGGAATTGTTCAACAATCAATAACTCCTTCGGGTAGGTTTGACTTTGACAAAGAGAATGCAACGATGATTCTTGGAGGAAATACGGGCGCAGGTATTAATTTGTTTTATGATGCAGTTATTGATGCTGATAATATTGCTTATGTTAGTGGTTGGCAAAGGGATGGTGCAGGTGTCCGAAAAGCAAACATTGTATCTTGGAATACAAAGGGAGAATGGTCTAATCAATTTATTGCAGGGTCAGGAATGTCTTACATGGCTTTAGTTTTGCCCGCATCGGAAGTAAATTATGATTTTAAATTCATGACAACTACCATATCCGACAAAGAAGAGTTGCACATAGTCTTTGGTTTTACCATTCCAAATGTTGCACAGGGCGACCCAAGTATCAACACAAGAAGCAATCGTGCTGGAACTGCCGCCCCGTTCCAATGGGCGGGAACTCCATCAAGCGCACAGTTGGAAGGATTTAAGACACAAAATGTTAGTTGGCCTTCCGGTGGACTAAATGCCAGTCTGGGTCTTGGAGAGAGGTTGCATTTCATGGAGATATTCATGCCAACAGTTGAGGTATCAAAGCCAAGTGGTAGTTTTAGCAGCGTTGCCCGTGATGTGAACTTCCGGTTTTTATCCGTTCCATCTTTGGCTTACAATAGCGAAAATGGAGATTATATACCCGCTTCATCGGCTCAAACTATGGCAGGGCATGAAGATTTTATCCATGCCGCACCACAGTTGAGGTATCAACAACACAACGGATATAATGCCGGAGAAATAGACCTCCGATGGCTTACCAACGAATTATCTTGGTATTCAACACCGCACTTTGGAAGTAAATTGTATTATCCGTTTGTTGGTGGTGCTACAATGTCAATCGGTGAGAACACCGCAACAGGTGAGGGTATAGCCGGTTGGTTATGATAATCAATAACCTCCAATGGAAGTAAGGGTGGCAATTTTTTGCCTGACTGTATTTAAACTCTTTATGATAAATATATGAGATACTATTATATAGGGGCGACCCCTACGATTAAACAGAGGGAACAGAAATGAGCCAAGACGAATATGTAGGACACAAGCAAGATTACTTAGATTACATTTACAATACTACTGCGGAAGATGTAGCAGTAAGTGAAGCATCAAGCGGATTATTAGAGGTTCTTAGAGAGTCGGATTTAACCCACCGAAGGCAAGCCGCAAGAGCATACTGGCGACTGAACTACAACCTAAGAAATTAAATAGGTGGGTCTTTTAATATATATTATGGCGGTAGTCCGTATCAACATACCCAGTAAGGCAAAACTGCCTGACAAATGGGCGCAAATACAACCGGACTTCCCCATGCCCTCTCCAAGAAAATATCAAAACGAAGCCCTCTCCGTTATGTATTGGGCTTTAGAAAACGATGACTTTGATAATATTGTTCTCCAAGCCCCGACAGGTATTGGTAAATCAGCCATAGCCATGACAATACAGAATCAATTTCAATCAGCCTATCTAATGACTCCATCATTGGGGCTTATAGACCAATACAAAGCCGACTACGGGCATAAACTGGCCGAAGTGAGAGGAAGAGATAACTTCCCTTGTTGGGTGCGAACAGGCACGGCTAAAGCCGCCCCTTGTTGGACTAAAGCAGGTTCATGTCGCCATGCGAAGCGTGATGTGGAAGAACCATGCCCTTACTACGAACAAAGATGGTTAGCGGAAGATGCACGCCTAACTCTAAGTAACCCTGCGTATATGTTTAGAGCAGTCAAGGGTAATACCAAATTTGACCAACGGGATTTTGCTATTATTGATGAGGCACATGACATGGAGGGATTTCTCCACGATTTGTTAGAAGTTAGGTTGTCGGAGAAAGAATGGCATAGGATTTTTGGTGCAGGTGAAAGATTCCCTTCCCACTTCACCCCTCAAGACTGGAAGCATGAGATAGGTGATAGAATCAAGGTTGCCCGTAAGGTATTGACTGATGCGGAAGATGACTTGGGATTGACAGTCAATGAAAAGGAAGTGGAGAAAATTAGAGAGGCAGTTAGCAAAATAGAAACTGCGTTTGAAATTTTACTCAAGCCTAACAATGTTCACATTTCATTTGATAACTCCAAGTATGGCACATATCTTTGTTTGAAACCAATTAGAGTTAGAGATTATGCGTCAGAGATTTTAGAAATGGTAGCCAAAAAGAGAATATTCCTATCGGCTACAATACTTGACATTGATACATTCCTTCATGGATTAGGATTAGATGCTCAAAAGACTCTGTATGTAAATATCACAAAGTCGCCATTCCCAAAAGAGAATTTCAATGTATATTATGCGCCATGTGGTTCTATGTCATGGGCTAAGAGAAAACATACATTACCTAGACAGGTGAACGCAATAGATGCTATCATGAATAAATTTCCTCATAAGAGGGGGGTTATTCTTCCCCATAGCCACGCCATAAGAAAAGAGTTGGTCAAAGGACTGACAGAGAGAGGTCACGGTGATAGGATAATAACACATGATGGAAATGCGAGAGCAAGAGAATCAGCGTTGGAAGAATTTTTTACTAATGACAAAGATGATTTGGTTTTAATATCAACTTATGTAACTCAAGGCTTTGACTTCAAAGGAAAACTGGCGGAATGGCTTGTGATATGTAAAGTACCATACCTGCCTACCAACGATGCAGTCATAGCAGAGCGCATGATGCAAGATGAGTTAGCGTGGAGAAAGGTGCATGAAGATACTCCGTCATGTCCGTATCAACCCCCAAGTAAGTATAGTGGTGATTTATGCGGTGCAGGTTTTACTTGTAATGCCCCTTGTCAAAAATGGTATCAACTCCAAACTGCTTTGTCAATTGTTCAAGGTGCAGGTAGGGTAGTGAGAACGCCTGACGATGTAGGACACTTATTCATCTTAGATGGTGGGTGGCAACGCTTTGCTCGCAATAACGGCCATTTGTTGCCTTCGTGGTTTCGGAACAACATACAAGAATGCCCTAATTGGCTGAAACGCCAAATAAAATAGGGAAGATGTTATATAGGTGAGCCACCAACGGGTGTATATGACGAACCCCATAAAAATGAGGATAGATAAAGACAGCCCGATGCCATTTGTTAGCAAAGCCATGTTTTACTTAGCACTTGTTGATTGTAGCATACCCGATGAAGATAGCGCAGTTGAATTAGCAAAAGCAAATCACCGACAGATGCCAATTGTAGTAATAGGAGGAACTTGTAATGTCGAATGAAGCAGTATTGAAACTTAGAATAGAAACCGAAGAATACATCTTTGAAGAATACCTTGAGGCTTGAGTATGAATATCTTTTACACCAACCATGACCCAAGACTGGCGGCTTTAGATTTAGCCGACGCTCATATTGTAAAAATGCCAACAGAGGCTATGCAAATGA